TAACTAAAAAAATTGATCATAAATCAATTGAATATAAAAATAATGGCCTACCAAAGCAATCAAAAAAGGCTTTTAAGAAAGGAAACAAGTAATATGAAAAAAAAAAGAGAATCTGTTTTTATTTAGATCTAAAGAGAAAAAATCAATCCAAAAGATTAATGGTAATAAAGGAATGGTACATAGGTAAAGAAATCACATTTGCAAAAATATTATTAGAAATTTAGCATTTATTAGATATTTAAAAATCCTACAAACGATATCTTCATTTATCAACTACCTCTTTTATTAAAAAAATATCACAGCAAGTTTTGAGCATTAATAGAGACATCTAAGCTCGTGTAGGATTGTTAGCTGTGATTTTTATTTATTTCAAAAGGAGAAATAATTATGTTTAATCTTAATGAAGAAAATTACATAGTCAGTTATGTGGGAAAGATGATTACTGAAATTGTAAGCGAAAACGATAAAGAAACGTTGAAAGCAATAGAAAGATATTGCGAGGAAAATAATATAATTCCTAATATAATTGAAAAAGAAACATTAGATTTAGTGTTAAAATTAGGAATTGCTGAGTACAATAAGAAATTTTTTGAGGAGGAGAAATAAGAATATGGATAATTATAATAAACTTTTTAGCATTATAGGAAAAACAGATTTATTAAATTACGATGAAAAAAATGAATTGCAATTATATCTGATGAATTTGCAACAACAAGTCAAAAAGCAAAAAGAAGTAATTGATAAGATTACATCAAGACTAGAATATTATTTGATAGGTAATTTAAAATATCAATCTGCTCAAGAAGAATTTGTTAAGTTATTAGATATATTAAAAGAGGTGTCAGAATGAAACCATTAAATTTAAAAGAAACAGCATTAAAAGAAGAAATGAAAGAAAGATGTCTTGCTAAAGGACAATATATAGATGAAAATGCTAAAGCAAAATTTGAAATGTTATGTCATTTAGAAGATTTTGAAGTTCAATACTGGGAATTACAACAACAAAATAAACAACAATCCGAAAAAATCGGAAAGTTAGAAGACAATTGGAATAAGTTAAGAGAATGGATTATTTATAACAAACATAATGAAAATACTGAACAACATTATTTAGTGGTTGATTATGGGACATTATTAGGTAAAATGCAAGAACTAGAGCAAGGAAGTGATAGTGATGAATGAAGATTTAATAACAATGGCTGTTAATCAAAAAACAAATGCCATAGATTTATATAATTTTATACAAAGATACCTACCGTTTTATACAGTAATAGAACTGTATAAATTAATTCAACACAAATTAATTAATTTAGATGATGAGCCTTATAATTATTGTAATTTAGCCGAGAAAGTAGAGGGTGATAGTTAATGGAAGATATTATGGAATCAATTAAAATTTTTGTAGGTGGTTTTGTTACTTTTTGCATGATTGTTATTGCAGTGTGTATCTTTTCCATTTCGATTAGTATTAATAGAATAGCTAATCATTTGGATATTCAAAAAGACTGCATAAAGCAAAATGGAGAATATTATTGTAAAGTTGAAAATGAGAAAGTAGAGGAGTGATGAATAATGAAAATAACTATGTATGAATTATTTGGTTTGATAAAAGTGGGGAAAGCACCAGATAAAATAAGATATGACGGTACAATATATGAATATAGTGAAAATGATGATTTTTATTATTGGGAAGGTTTATCTTTATATAGAGAATTCGCAACGAATGGCAATTGTTTAGATAATGAAGTAGAAATAATCGAAGAGCCAAAGAAGATAGAAAAAATACCACTTCCAAGTTTTGAACAATTTAAAAGAATGAGTGCAGAAGAAAGATATGTAATTACTGCTAAAGAATATGATTTACTTGATGAACTAATAGATGAAATAAATAATTTAAAGAAAGAAAAATAACTATATTGCCAACTTCGGCAAAAAGGTGGATGTAGAATAAATGAAAATTAAAGATTTAAAAATAAATTTTAGATATTTAGGTGGAAATATAGCTTGTTTAAGTGTGGATAGTATAGACGGTGAAGCAGTTCATAATGATATTAATAATGAGGAAGCAATTATAATTTTTAATTCATTAGTAGGCGAAAAAGAAAATTGCCAAACTGTAAAAACTTTATTAAAAGAAAATCAAGAATTAAAGAAACAACTTGAAAATTGCTATTGTAATAGAACGGATTGCTCTGGAAGAATAAAAGATAGTAAAGTATATGACAGCCTAGTTCAAAAAGTGGAAACTCAACAAAAAGAATTCATAAAGTATTTAGAAGATGAAATAGAAAGAAAAAGATTAAATGCAACTTGCACTACTGAATATAACGATTATGTTATACCATTAAGAGTTATTTTACAAAAATTCAAAGAAATAATAGGAGTATCAAATGATTACTAAATTTACATGGAAAGAAATACTAACAGAAATTAAACAAGCAAAAAACATAACAAATCCTCGTTATTATCGTATAAAAGAAGATAGATTAAATGCAACAATGGATATGGTAATGATAATATTAGCAACGCCAATTTTTATTTTGCTAGATTTATTACTATTGCCAATTGAATTAATGTATTTAATTATTTATAAAATATTATGGAAATAATTGGATAGGAGATGATAAATAATGATTTGGTTAGAATTAAGAGCAAAAATAGAAGTTATAGGAACTTTTATAGGATTAGGTGTAGCAATATTATATATAATTTTATTAATAATAGGACGTGATAAAAAATGAATATAGATTTTGAAACAACTATGAAAAAACAAATAGAACAAATTGCTAATGATGAAATTGAAAAAATGATTAGAGAAAAAGTTAATCAATTCAATAGAGAATTGTTATCTAAAAAAGAAAATTATATAGCAGAATTAATGAAGAGCATTAGAATATTTAGTGAACAACAAGAAATAGACAATATTCCTAGATATTTAATAACTATTGAAAATACTTACAAAATTGAAAATTAGGAGGTAAAGAATGAAATTAATGATTAGTCAACCTATGAGAGGTAAAACAAATGAACAAATAAGAAAAGAAAGAGAACAATTAGTAAAGGAATTAGAATCAGAAGGACATGAAGTAATAGACACTATTATTAGTGAAGATGCACCAAATGATTCAGATGAAGCTATCTATTATCTATCTAAGTCAATAGAATTTTTAAGTAAGGCAGATGGTCTTGTGTTAATGCCTGGTTGGTCTGAATCAAGAGGTTGCATAATTGAAAATAGAATAGCTTTAGAATATGGGAAATTTGTTAGATATATAAATGATTAGTATATACACATTTATAGATGATGATGAGACATATTTTGAAGAAGAATATGAAGAATAAGGAGGAATTATGTATAAGCAATTAAAAAAACAATTATCAGACAAAAGAGTATTAGAAGATCTAATCAGAGGCTATGAAGATCGTATTAAATTTAAAATACAGAAACAATTAGGATTACACGCTACAAGCTATGCAGAATTAAAAATAGAGTGTCCAGTAATTGATGATAGATTTGCAAGAGTATTTAGCCAAATAGAAAATCTTGATAGAGAATTGCAAGCTCTTAAAGAAGAATTAGAAATTATAAATAAATTATTAGAAAATGCTGATGATAAAATGAAGAATTTAAATGAGATGGAAATGAAAGTATTTAGATGCAGATATATATTAGGATTATCAGTGAAACAAACATCTGAAAGATTAAATTACAGTGAGCAACATATTAAAAGAATTACAAAGGAATTATTTCAAAAATAAAAGATGAGACTTTTATGAGACCCCCCAGGGTATATAATTGCTATAATGGAATAATTATAAGTTATTTCATATATACCCTTTATACAGTGCTACTCTTATGAGTAGCATAGAGTAGATATATATAGGCTCTGTTAAAGTTTTGCAATTAACCTATTAATATCCTAAAATTGCAGTTCATATCTACTCTATGGTGCTTATAAGGCACTTAGTTATGTGTTGACTGGACAACGCTATTTTTGTAGGTAGCATATTGAGTAAATATATAAAAAGTCGCCGGTTGATAGTTAAAGGTTAGTATGACTTATAATTCACTAGGACACGAAGTACAAGTGATGTGAAATCTATCAAAAGAGTTTAGTTGAGTATTGCAAACAAAACACTAATAAAATCCTTTATATTTACTTGATATGGTGTCTATAAGGCACTTAGGGAGTCAACCTAACCACTATCTTAGTAGGTAGTGACATTGATAATACTACTGCCTTTGAGTGTAAATAGTTTTATCAATACCAGTATCTATTAAGAATAAGTTATCTGTCATGATGACTTTTTTAATGTGTTAGTAAAATATAGTAGAGGGTGATAGAATGAATCTGTCATATAGAGTATATAGTTCATCTATGGGTTGGAAATTAATTGGGATTAAACAAGAAATACCACAAGTAATAGAATTAATAGAAACTAAAATTAAAGAAGAAGTGAATGCTCAATACCTAATAATTGAGCATGATAGAACATTAAACGCTGACATACCATTTAAAACAATTTACGGCATTGAAGATCTATTGATATTTAAAGAAGAATATAAAGAAGAAAATAATATCTCTAATCAAAAAAGAATAAAAAGGTAAATATATGAAAAGGAAGAATAAAAGGAATGAAAAAGAAATATTTTGCGATATTTCTTTTTTTATGAAACAAAGTGGTAGAGGTGGCTGTAATGGTTGCCCTAAATCAAGGGAGTGTGAAGAATATTATGAAAATAGATCTAAACGAAGTAGCAATAATAATTCTAATTATATTACCATTCGTTTATCTAATGACAAATAGAAATATTAAATGTCAGGGGAAACCTAACAGAGCTGAAAGGAGAAAAAATGATAATAGATGATTTAATAGATGCTTTTCGTGAAGCACAAAATGATGGCTCGGATATTTGTGTTGAGGTAACAATTCCAGGTCAAAAAGAAACAGAATTTATTATAAATAGAAATAAGAGTTTAGCAAATAAGTTAGAGTATTATTGTAATACATATGATAGTAATTTAGTTCATAAGCACTGTAAAGATATAAGAATAGTAAGTGCAACACCAATTGAATTTTCATGTGAAATATAGTTTGAGAGAAGGGATAATTTGAAAAAGATAAAACACCAAGTAGGAAGACCTAAAAAATTTTCAACACCTGAAGAATTGGAACAGAGATGTAGTGAATACTTTTTAGAGTGTGAAAATAAGCATAGACCATATGGAATATGTGGTTTGGCAGTTTATGTTGGATTGGATCGTACTACCCTATATAAATACCAAAAAGATTATCCTGATACTTATGGAGAAGTTATAAAATGGGCAAGAGCAGTAATTGAAGCGTATCTTGAAACAGGGCTATATGGTAAAGGTTTTCAAGGATGTAAATTTAATCTATCTGCTAATTTTGGTTGGACAGAAAAGCAAGAAAATATAAATACAAATATTGAAACAACATATGAGGAATATTTAAGAAAGATGAAAGAATGTAATTCTGATGCCAAATATTAACAGAAAAAAATATATTGAAAATTTTATTAAAATCAAAGATAAAAGTAAGAATATTGTTGATTTTAAATTTAATACACCACAAAAAATTTTATATGAATCTATAAAAAAACAAGCACAAGCTGGAAAACCTATAAGACAAATAATTCTTAAATCACGTCAAATGGGTATATCAACAGAAATTGAAGCATTACTATTCGCAGATACTATATTAGAAGAAAATGTTGATACAGGTATTATTACTCATGTATCAGAAGCAACAACAAACCTATATAACATGAGCAAATTAATGTATGATTGTCTTCCGGAAGGATTCAGACCTACAAAAGATAAAGATAATGCTAATGAGTTATATTTTAACAATGATAAAAAAACAGGCCTTAATTCAAGAATAAAATGTATGACAGCAGGTTCACATGGAGTAGGTCGTTCTTCTACTTATAAAAATTTACATATATCAGAATTGGCCTTTTGGGCTGGGAATAAAGAAGAACAACTAACAGGTCTACTTCAAACAGTTCCTAATCTTCCAGATACAATGGTTTTTATTGAATCAACAGCAAATGGTTTTGAATATTTTAAAGACTTTTGGGACAATGCTGTGGCTGGTAAAAATGATTTTGTTCCGGTTTTCATTGGTTGGCATCAAATGGAAGAATATCAAATGCCTTATGATGGTTTTACTTTAACTGATGAAGAAAAAGAATTAAGAATTATTTATAATCTTTCTCTTGAGCAATTAACATGGCGCAGATGGTGTATAAAAAATAACTGTAATGGGAATGTAGATACATTTAAACAAGAATATCCAATTACACCAGAAGAAGCTTTTCTTGGAACTGGTAAGTGTATTTTTGATAAAACTAAAATCATAAATAGAATAGAAGAATTAAAGGATAAAGAGCCAATTAAGACTGGTAATTTTATTTATGATTTAAAAGATAATAAAATATTAAATATTTCCTGGGAAGATGATCCTAAAGGTTATATTAAAATTTATCAAGAACCAAAAAAGGGATATCCTTATGTTTTAGGTGGTGATACAGCAGGATCAGGTAGTGATAGCTTTGAAGGATATGTGATAGATAATACAAATTGTAATCAGGTGGCAGAACTTGAAATGCTAACAGATGAAGATATTTATTCACAACAAATGTGCTGTTTAGGTTGGTATTATAATGAGGCTCTGTTATCTATAGAAAATAATTATTCAACACACCCTACTAAGAAAGCTTATGAGTATGGCTATAAGAAACAATATTTGAGAGAAACTGATAAAGGTTCTTATGTTAAATATAGTGATTCAATAGGGTTTCTTACTACTAAAGCAAATAGACCTGTTTTACTTGCTTTGGTTGTTGAAATGGTAAGAGATGATATAAATAAAATAAATTCAGTTTCATTATTAAAACAAATGCTTACATTTGTAAAAAAAGAAAATGGTAAAAAGGAAGCAGAACAGGGATATCATGATGACAGAGTTATGGCATATGGTATTGCATTGATGTCTAGGGATCAACAAAAGTATTTACCAGAAAACAATCAGACTGAGAAAAAAATAACTTGGCCTGATCCTCTAAAAACTGATGATGATGAAGAATATGATGATGGTAATGTTTATTTAAGGTGGTGATTATATGGAATTTATATATGCATTTTTATATTTGATTACTTTGTTAATTGGAATATATATAGGACTTAAATTACCTTTTATATCTGATAAATTAGGTAAAAAAATAGAAATAGAATATATTGGTGGAAATAAAACTTCTAACTCAACTTCAAATTTAACTCCTGATATTATTTCAGAATGGCAAAATGGTCAAAAGGTAGGTGATAATAATGAATGATAAAGGTCCAACATTATTATGGAAAAGATATCAAGATTCCCTTGCGTATACAAAGCGTATGAATCTTAAAAATATATGGGACGAATGTGAAAATTTTGTTGAAGGAAAGCATTGGCCTCTAGCTACAGCTAGAACAAGAGATTTACCAAGACCTGTAATTAATCTGTGCAATTTAATAGCTGATAATAAAAAAGCAGGAATATTATCAACAAAGGTTAAGTTAGTTTATAGACCAGCACAGGTCTTTTTTGATTTAGAAAAAGCTGACAAAGGTGCTGACCTATTTACTAAATTTGTCGAAATAGCTTTAAAAGATTTAAAACAAGATGATTTAGATGATAAAGCTCAAGATGATGCTACACAATTAGGAAGTTACGCTTATCATTATTTTTGGGATAGTAATGTAGTAGGAAATGTTCAATCACCATATCTTGGAGCATTAAGAGGAGAAATTATTGAACCACAAAATATTTTCTTTTCTAATCCTATGATACAAGATGAACAAAAGCAACAATGGATAATAATTGTAAGCAGTGAGCCAGTAGATTCAATTAAACAATTAGCAAAACAGAATGGTATTAAAGACTGGGCAAATATCAAAGCAGATTATGAAATAGAAGATGAGTCTTTTAAAGACAAAGAAATGTGTACTGTTTTTACACAGTATTCAAGAAAGAATGGTAAGGTGGTTTGGACTAAAGCTACAAAAGATGTCTATGTACAAGAACCTACTTATTGGGAACCTAACTTAAATAAATCTATTGATGAAGATCTAGATTTAGAAGAAACTAAAGAGCCGGATAATCCTAAAGAAGATTCAAGTAATATATTTGAGAATCAATTATATCCTATTGTTTTTGGTATTCATAAAAAGAGAAAAAGATGTATTTATGGAATAGGTGAAGTGGAACAAGCAATACCTAATAATCGAGCAGTAAACTTTAATTTAGGAATGATGCTTTTATCAGTACAGCAAACAGCATGGCCTAAAATAATTCAAAAAGCTGGAGCTTTAGCAAGGCAAATTATTACCAATACACCTGGCGAAATTATTACAGATACAACACAACAACCTGGTACTTGGGGAGTAAAATACTTGGAATCACCTGGATTTAATGCACAGGCTTTAACTTTAACAAATACCCTAATGGATTTAACTAGAACTACACAAGGTTCAACAGAAGTTGTAACAGGTGAGGTGCTAGGAGCCAATATGGCTGCTAGTGCAATCATAGCACTACAAAATCAAGCTAAAAAACCTATTGAATTATACCAAAAGAAATTTTTTAGAAGTTATGAGAAAATTGGAGCAATCTTGCTTCAATTTTTTAAATATTACTATAATGATGGGCGAATGTTTGTCTATGAAAGTGAAAATAAAAGAGAAGTAGGAGTAATGAATGGTCAAGCATATTCAGATTTCGACTACTCTGTTGTAGTAGAAGCAGGAAGTGCTGGAACATTTAGTGAATCATTATCGATTAGTTTATTGGATCAATTAAAACAAGATGGAACAATAGACCAAGATGAGTATATAGAATTATACCCTGATTCGATAATGACATTTAAAGCTAAATTAAAACAAATGAGACAAAAGAAAAAAGAGGAACAACAACTGTTAGCTTTAGAGCAAGCACAGTCTCAAATCCCGGTTTCTAATAATGATATAAATCCAAATATGGGTTTATAAATAAATCGCATTGAATAGCGCAAAAATCTAAATTGTCGCACTGAATAGCGCAAAAATCTAAGGAGGAAAAAATGGAAAATGAAAGCGCAAAAGAATTGGAAGTCGCTGAACCAATTGAAGTAGAGGAAGAAGCTACTGATGAATTAGATGAAACTAATTCAAGTGAGGTTGAAGAAAAATTTACTGATACACAGGTAAATACAAATAATCAACCAGGTGATGAAGAAGAATCTAATATAGATAATTCTTCAGAACAAAAACAAGTTCAATCTAAAGATGAGCGTGCAAAATATGCTCAAGCTAGAAGAACTAAAGAAAAAGAAGATAAAAGAATTCAAGAAGCCTATGAAAAAGGTAAATTAGAAGCTTTCAAGGGTAAGATGAATCCTTTTACTAATCAGATTATTGAAGATAGCAAGGATGTAGAAGTTTATGAAAATATGTATAAACTTTCTCAAGATGGTAAAGATCCTATTGCTGATTATGCTGGTTATATTGCACAAAAAGAACGCGAGAAAGAACGTGAAAGTGCAAGACAAAAAGAATTGGAAGAAAAAGCCAGTAAGGATTTAGAAGAGTTTACTGCTAAATACCCTAATGTAAATCTAAATGATCTATTTAATGATGAAAATTTTTCAGATTATATGGAAGGGAAGAATAAATCAATTACCGAAATATATGAAAGATACACAAAATTAAAAAACTCATTCAGAACAGAATCTATTAATCAAGCTAAACAGACAATAGCTAATTCTAAAGCCACTCCTGGAAGTCTAAACAATATTTCTGATAGTGACATTGATTATGAAAAAATGTCTAGAGAAGATTTCTTAAAAGAAGTCGAAAGAGTAAAAAATGGCCAATAAAAGGAGGAATAAAATATGGCAGATTTAAATACTAATACTATCGGCACTCTAACAGCCGAAAATCAAACATTTTATGATAGAACATTGTTAGAAAGACTATTACCAGAATTACAATATGCAGAAGATGCAGATACAAAAGTAATTCCAGCTGGAAAAGGTACTTCAGTAGAGTTTAGAAGATATGAATCTTTAGCAATTCCAGAATCAGCATTAACTGAAGGAGTAACACCTGATGGGAAATCATTAAGCATAACTAAAATTACTGCAACAGCTAAACAATATGGTGATTATGTTACTGTATCTGATGTTTTAGATATGCAAGGAAAAGATGCTACAATCACTGAAACTAGTGAACTAGAAGGTGAACAATCAGCTCTTTTAATTGATACTGTTGTACGTGATGAAATTCTAGCAGGTACTAATGTGCAATATGCTAATGGTAAAGCAAGTCGTGATACAGTAGCAGCAACTGATGTTCTTACTGGAACCGAATTAAGAAAGGCATTCAGAAGATTAAAAAAAGCAGGTGCAAAACCATTTGCAGATGGATACTATAGAGTAATCATTGATGCAGATCAAGAATATGATTTCAAAAATGATACATCTTCTAATGGGTTCACTGAAATTGCTAAATATGCTGATCCTACACGCCTATTAAAAGGAGAAATTGGTACTTTTGATAAAGGCCGCGTTAAAGTAACTACAAATGCTGATGTTGTTGAAAATACAGGTAAAGTAGAAGTTCACAAAGCATTAGTTTATGGTAGACATGCTTATGCAATGGTGGATATTAAAAATGGAAAAGGAAAACCAAAAATTATTGTTAAACGTGCTAGTGAATCAGGAACAAGCGATCCATTAGAGCAAAGAAACACTATCGGTTGGAAGAATTTCTTTACTGCTAAACGCTTAAATGAAATGGCTATGGTTAGAATTGAAACAGGAGCAAGTGCTTAATAGCATTTGCTCTTTTAATATTAAGGAGGAAATAAAATGGCTAAAGAAAAAATAGATGAAAAAATTAATACTAATGAAAATGGTGAAGTAACTGTGAATGTTACACCAGAACAATTAGAAATTTTAAAAAATATTGAAGCAGAGAAGGAAAAGTTAGCTAAGGAAAAAGCTGATGTTGAAGCTCGTCAAAAAGAAATTTCTGAAAGAGAACTTGCTCAAGAATCAAAGAAAACTGCTAAAGAATTAAAAAATACTCAAAAAATGGTACAAATTACTATTCCAGTTAGTGAATTAAATCCACATGACACAGTAGTTCCAGTTTGTATAAATGGATACTTATGGCAAATTAAGCGTGGTGAAGAAGTAACTGTTCCAGAAGAGGTTAAAAATATTTTGAAAGAAGCTAAGTATATTTAGTTTTCTTTTTATCAAGTTAAGAGATTAATCAAGTGCAACTCTTGATAACTTGACCAATAAAAGGAGGAATAAAAATGAATTGGGGAGAAATACAATTAGAGTCTCTAAAAAAGATGTTTTTAAATTCCGACATATTATCTGTTGATAAATTGGAAGAATATAAAAAAGATAAGAAATATAAGACATATTTAGATGCGATGCCACAGGCAACCAATGAAGCTATTAATTACATTTTAGAAAATGGAAGATCATATATTTCAAGTTTTGAACTTGAAAAAAATGATACAAATAAATATAATCTACCTAAATTAATAGATAAATTTAAGAGAATACATGAAATTAGTTATGATGGCAATAATATATTAAATTATCATACAGAAGGCAATAATGTTCTAGTAATAAAAAATTGGAGTGATGGTAATATAACTATTTATTATGAATCATATTTGGATAGAATTACTAATGAAACTTCAAATGATTATAAAATTGATTTAGATAACCAATTATTAAGTTTAATTCCTCTATATATAGCAGGAGAATTATATAAAGATGATGATATTTCTATGGCAACACAATACTTGAATGAATTTATGAGTCAAGTAAATACTTTAAAGGATAAGGACTATAGTTTTGGTCCAGACAGTATAAGAACTGTCTATAGTATGTATGTATAGTATTCCATCATCACCAACTAAAAATATCTACTCAATTGATTCTTTTATGGGTGTTGATTTTACATCTAGTCCAATTGAAGTAGATAAAAGAAGAAGTCCAAATGCTAAAAATATCATTAATAAAAATGGGTATAATGAATCAAGAAACGGATATAAAGTATTAAACACTATTGGCACTAAAATCAATGGTGTATGGAATATTGATTATAAAGATAAAGAATTATTTGTTGTTCACTCTGGAACAATGCTTTATGAATGTAGTAGTGATTTTAAAACATTTACTAATGTTTTATCAGGTATGACTGATAATCGTTCTAAAGGTTTATATATTAATGGTTATTTAATTATCTTTGATGGAACCAGAACAGTTGTGTATGGAAATTTTGGAGATGAATTGAAAGCTAAATTTTTAGATGAGGTTGGATATATTCCAATAACATCAATAGCTCGTGATTCCAGTGGTGGTGGAACAGATTATGAAAAGATAAACTTAATTTGTCCGTCAAGAATAAATATGTTTTTATCTGAAAAAGACCAAAAGGATTTTATTTTAGAAGAATCTAATATTGAAAAAATAGAACTAGTTGAAGTATTAAAAGATTCAGGAGATTATGAAGTAGTAACAAATTACACATTTAATTCACTAAATTCTACAGTGACATTTAATACTGCTCCAGGAGAGAGTCCTGTATTAGGTAGAGACAATATAAGAATTCAATATAGAGTAAAAGATAATAGTTTAAATTCATCAAAAATTAATAAATGTTCTATGGCTGTATTATATGGATATGATGGTAATGCTAATCGTATTTTTGCTACTTGCAATCCAAATTATCAAAATTATGACTTTCACTCAGAAGAAGGAAATCCATTATATTGGCCAGATGAAAATTTTACTAAAATAGGAACTGAAGCTATAGTTGGCTATTCTAGATTAAATGATGGTACATTAGCGGCTCAAAAAAGACAATCGGATACAGACTGTACTGTATATTATAGAAGTTATAATTTATTAGACAATACTGAAGTATTTCCATTAAAAGATGGAGTAAACAATATAGGCTGCATTACAGGAAATTGTAATTGTAATCTATTAAATGATCCATTATTTTTAAGTGATCAAGGAGTCTTTGCTATTGTTGGAAGTACAAGTGGAGAAAAATATGCACAACAGAGAAGTTACTATATCAATGGAAAATTATTAAAAGAACCAAATTTAGAAGAAGCTCAAGCAATATCATTAAATGGAAAATATTATTTAGCAGTTAATAATCACATTTATATTGCAGACTCTAGATATTTAAGTTATCCAAAGCATGGTAAAACAGAGCAGTATCAATATGAATGGTGGTATTGGGATAATATACCAGCAAGAGTATTGTTTGGTTGGAATAATAAATTATTTTTTGGAACAAATGATGGAAAGATATGTTCTTTTTCAGAAGAATATTTAGATAATAATAGTCAAATTGAAGTTTATTGGGAAACACCATTTCTAGAATTGAATTCAAGTAATTTAGCTAAAACAATAAGAAATGTAACTTTAATATTAAATCCAAATGGAAATTGTGATATTACACTTGGTTATATTTTAGATGATGGAAGCGTAGAAATTATTACAAAAAACTATAAAGCCTTAAATGATGATTTTCCTAAAACAATTCAAGAAAAAGAAAAAATAAAAAAGTTTATGTTTGTTAAATTTTTTATGACTAATAAAACAACTAATCGAATGACTTTTGAAAGATTAGTTCTAGAATACATAAATTCTGGTAAATATAGAGGAGAGTGATAATATGGCAAGTTCATGGACAGATGAAGCTAATGCTACTGCTAAACAATATGCTGAAGCTTTAAAAAAACAAAGTCAATATTTAATAGACCAACAAAATCAAGCTAAACAAAATACATTAAATGCATTAGAAAATCAAAGAACCAATTCAATTAATAATTTAAATGCAAGCAAAGATACAATTAATCAAACAGCATTAGATAATGCTAAACAAGCAAATATCAATAGAATGCTATCATTAAAAGATAACAATTCAGCAATGAATAGAGCTGGACTTTCTAGTCAAGGAGTTGTAGGTTCTCAAGTTAATTCAATCAATAATAATTATGGCACAAACTTAAATGAAATTTTAAAAAATAAAGCTAATCAACTTCAAGATGTTGATAATCAAATTAATAGTACAAATTTACAATATGATACAAATAGAATTAATTCAATTAATGAATATGATGGAAATATTGCATCATTACAAAATCAAATAGATCAACAAGCTTTATCACAATATAATACAACTTATCAGCAGATATTGGCTCAAAAACAACAGGAGTATCAAAACCAACAAGCTGAAGCTGAGAGACAAGAAGCAATTAGGCAGTTTAATGAACAAATGGCATACCAAAAAGCTAGAGATGCTGAATCAGATAGACAAGCATGGGCTAAAATTAACGCAAGTAATTATGGTAGTTTCAGTGGAAGTGATAATTCGAAAAAGGTTAAAACTAGTTACTATGAGGGAAGTATTAACCCAGATACACAATATGGTACATTTGGTACTTTAGATAAAAATGGTATTAAATATCAACCTAACAATGTAGGGGGAGTAAAATTAAGCAATTCTGGATATAAAATGTCCGATCTATTTGATACAGGAAATATTGGTTCAACTGGTGTAAATGTAGATAATCAGAAAGTATGGAAAACAGCAAATGGAAAATATTATGTATGGGACGGCTCACAAAATAAATATATAGATCTAGATGGATACTTCTCTATTTCAAATAATGGAAGAGTATTAACATCACCAACGGGCATCGTTTTAACTAGATAAAAGATTGTGAGGTGAAATAATGGCTATTAATTTAGGAAAACCAATAAATAATAACCCATTAGGTATAGATGAAAATGGTCTTAGAATAAATAAAACAGTTACAAATCCAACACTACCAATTGGTAAAACAACATCAAAAACTAGCAAAAAATCAAATAATAATTTATTAGATGATGGATATCAATTTGGTGATTTTTCGAAAATGTTTTGGAATGAAGCAAAAGAGGGAGCTAATAATTTTATTAGTCTTCCTGGTAATGCTATAAATACAACTAAAAATATTTTAAAAGAATCAGAAGCTTTACAAGACGGATATCAATTTGGTGATGGCTTGAAAACAATTGGTTCTACACTTTTATCAGGCACTCAAAATTTTGGTGAAGGAGTAATTCGTGGTGGAGAACAATTAGTAGATGCTGGAGCTGACTTATTTGGTGGTATATCTGATCGTATCAATACGAAATTAGAAAAAGCAGCAGGATTGCATAAAGGTAAAACAGAGTCAGAAATAAACAAAGAAAAAGCTAATTCTAGAAAAGAAATGATAGCTACCAATTATACAGATGAGTTAATGAAAGCAGTTGGTAAAGATGATGAATATAAGAATCTAGTTGAATCCAATTCATTAATAAAGTCTGATAATATGGGTGGAGCAATAGCTCAAGAATTAGGTAGACAATCTTTGAATTTACTTATCAATAATAAAGTTGGTAGTAATAATAAAGTCGTTCAGTCTACCCCAATGTTAGCTGGTTCATACGGAAGTGGTATGGAAGAAGCTTATCAAAATGGAGCTACTACTAATGAAGCTAGAAGATATGGTGTATTAAATGCTGCTACAGAAACAGCTACCGAATGGGTAACTGGAGGAATTCCAGGATTAAAAGGAAGTGCTGGTAAGGGATTAGATGGTTTAGCAAGCAAAATAATAGGGGAACCAATTGAAGAAACATCTAAATCGTTATCTAAAGCTTTATTAAAATCAGGATACAAACTTATTGGTGAAGGAACTGAAGAAGCATTATCAGAATATATAAATCCATATATCAAACAATTTACATATGAATATAATAATGATAAAAATGCATTAGGTAACATTAAAGAAGCTCATTCAAAAGTTAGTCCACAGGATATGATTACATCGTTCATAATGGGTGCTATCACTGCTGGAATTATTGATGCACCTAATAACTTATCCGATATAAAAAGTGGATATGTTAATGGAAAAATTGTCAAATTAAATACAAAACAAAATAATATTAATAATTCTACTGAAAATACTACTAATTTAAACAATTTACAGTCTTCTAATATAAATAATCAAGAAAACATAAATTCTTCTCAGAACGACTTAAATTTAGCTAATAATAATCTTTTAAACAATGATATAAATACACTATCTAAACCAGCTTATCAATATACACCTTCAGATAATGAAAAAATCAATAATTTAAGAGAGAGTGCTAGTAAATATTTTGATAATTCAGCTAATACCCAAAATCTTGTTAATACATTTGAAAAAATTATAAAAGACAAAAACTACAATGTTGTTTTTGACAACACTATTTCAAATGAAAATGGTAATCAAGTAAATGCACAAATAAAGGTCCTTGATAATGGTGAAACAGAAATTAGAATAAATCCTAATTCTGATAGAGCAGGAGAATTTTTAATTATGCATGAAGTGACTCATGCGATAGAAACAAATTCAATGAAAGAACTTGTATTGGACTATGCAAGTAAGAATCAAGAATTTAATCAAGCTCTTGAATCATTGAAAAAGACTTATGAAACAGAAGATGTATCAAGTGAAGTATTAGCTGATATATCAGGACAATTGTTTGGTAATCAGGAATTTATTAATAATCTTTCTATGGAAAAACCTAATATATTCAAAAAAATATATAATTCAATAGTTTCTTTAGCTAACAAAATAACAGGGAATTCTAAAGAAAGTTTATTTATAAAAGATTTAAAAAACAAATGGGAAGAAGCCTATAGAAACAATTCTACAGATCAGTCCATTAGTAATTTAAATAATGAGACAAAATATTCCACTATAGGTTTAAGAGGTGCAAAAAATTTAGAAAATAATAGTACAGATAGATATTATAAAAATTTATATAAAGGTCAAAAAAATGCAGAATTAATTCATAATTCTAGTGATAAAGATTTAGAAACAACTAATGTTAAATCAAAAAAAGAAACAGGTTGGTTTAAAACTAAATATAATGATTGGGGAACATTGATATCAGACAAAAATTCTAAAATTATTAAAAAGTTGGAAACAAATAAGAGCTATAAATTAGGTGAAATTTTAGAACATGATTTACTTTATAAAGCATATCCTGAATTAAAAAAACTTAAAGTTATAACTACTGATATCAAACCAACAGCTAATATTGCTAAATATAAAAATTTACCAGCAAATGAATATACTACTGAAATATATTTAAAGAATGATGATCTAAATAAAAAAGATTTTAGAAATACTTTATTGCATGAGATTAATCATTATATCGAAATGAGAGAACATTATGATAAAAATAGTATTGGTTCAAATACGAATATTGATAGCAAAGAAGATTACGAAAACAACTTAGGTGAAATAATTTCTAATGAAACAAAAATTTATTCAGACTTTACGCAACAAAAATTAGATGATATAATCTTACCAGAACAAGCAAAAAATAATCCTAAATATGAAAATATAAAAGAAGAACTAAAAAAAGTAAATAAAAAAGATCGTTATATTGAAGGAGAAAATGAAAATGTTACACAGACTAACAGAGATTTATCACAAAACAAATTCAAAGATAATTCGTTGGTTAATAACGAGAGTAATAACAATAGTAGAATAAAAGATTACTATGGTGATGAAGAACTAGATAATAGTTCTTTTTCTTTGCTTAAAAATAGCGATGGGAAACAAATTGATATTTCAAATTTAAAAGAGAACTCAACAATGGAACGTTTCCACTATAACAGAAAATATGATAAAAATAATGTTATTGCATATCGTGGTGAAAGTGAGAATACAGGTACTAATCCTGCATTTTATGGTTTGGGATTATACACAACACTTGATTCAAAATATGCAAAACAATATGGTAATGTATCTGTTATTGATAACAATTTATTACCTGACAATCCTTTAAAATTCAAAACTCAAAATGATTTTAATATTTGGGAACAGGAATTAGCTAAAGAATTAGGAATCCGTAAAAGAGAACTATATTCCAATGACTATGGGGTAGAACAATATATTAAGAAACTGGGATATGATGGTTTAATGATTGGTTCTGGAAAAGATACTGATCTTATTTCGTTTAAGGATTCTGCAGTAAAGTATTCTCAAGAAGATAAAACATGGCAGAATCATTTAGAAAAGAACTATAAGGCTACAGGAACAAGAACTAATATGAAAGATTACAGATTATTACCTACACCAAATAATAGTTCAGACCTACAAAAAATTAATAATAATCAAAAAAAGGAAACAATTAAAGAAATTAATCAGAAGAAAATGGATAATAATACTAATGCTATTAGCAGACTAAATCAAGAAAAAAATGCTATGATTAGTAGAATTCAAGATAAGATTAAAGCTAAAAAAGAATTATTAGAATCCAAAACTAATCAAGATACAAAACTAGCTACACAATTAAATATACAAATATCTAATCTTAATAACCAATTACAAAATAGAAAATTAGATTATGATAAAAGAATTGAGTATTATCAAAATAAAAACAATAAAATGAATTCAGAAGAATTTAAAATTCAAGAACAACGAATGACCAAGAAGCAAGAGTATGTTGATCAAGCTTATGAAATGACTGAAAATATGATTGATTGGAAAGATAAAGATAGAGGAATTAAATATAAGATTAATACAATGAAAAGAAATCTCTATGATATTATGCCAAAATCAGAGGCAGATAGAATGTATAATACATATTTTCAGCCAATTACTGAAAATAATGCAAAGAGTGAGAATTTTATTAATAATTATAATGAACGTATCAGTAAACTTGAATTAAATAATAAAGAATCAGCTGCAGTTCAGATGTTAGGAGAATACAAGTATAATAAAGAGACTTTGATAACAGGTCAACAAGTCGATGATTATATTAGTGATAACCAATTAAATTATGATAAAATTTCAAATGCAGTAGAAGAATTTAGAAATATATATGATGAATTAATAGTTGAAACTAATAAAGTATTAAAAGAACAAGGATATAAAGAAATTGAATATCGTAAAGGATATTTTCCACATTTCCAAGAAGAAACTAGACAGGGAAAATTTGCTAAATTAGCTGAGAAACTTGGATTTAATACTAGCAAAAATGATCAAACACTACCAACTGACATTGCAGGTATGACTGAGATATTCAAACCTGGAAAGACATATTTTAAAAATGCACAACAAAGAAAAGGAAAAGTAACTGATTATAATGCATTAAAAGGATATGATAATTATATAAGAGGAGCCGCTGACCTTATTTTCCATACTGAAGATATTCAAAAATTAAGGGCATTAGAAAATGTAATTAGAACACAATACACTGATGCTTCAATTCAAAAGAGATTAGAGGATATTTATAATAATGAAGGATTAGATCAAGAACAAAAACAGAAGTTAGTTGATGAAGAATATTTGAAGATAAATAATCAACTTCCTAATTTTGTTACAGAATTAAGAGATTACACTGATACTTTAGCAAATAAAAAAGATATTGGTGATCGTGGTATGGAACATATGCTAGGCAGAGAAACTTATACTATTATGAAAGATGTTCAGTCTAGAGTCAGTGCAAACATGGTCGGATTTAATATTTCATCAGCATTAACAAATTTTATTCCTATTACACAGGCTTGGGGTGAAGTATCTACAAAAAATATGTTTAAGGCTATAAGAGAAAGTATTGCCAATCAATTTCATGATGATGGATTTGCCGATTGTTCAACATATCTGATTAATAGAACAAAGGCAGCAGATAGATTGTATAAGACAAAATTAGAAAATATTAATTCAAAGGCCGGTGTTATTTTTGAAGGAATTGATTCAATTACTTCTAATGTCATAGTAAGAGGAAAATATTATGATAATATTGATAAAGGAATGACTCAAGAAAAAGCAATAAAGAATGCTAATGAATTTGCTAAAGATATTATGGCTGGTCGTAGTAAAGGTGATATGCCAACAATTTTTAATAGAAAAAGTCCAGTAATTAAATTATTTACTGCATTTCAACTTGAGGTCAATAATCAATATGGATATATGTTAAAAGACCTACCTAGAAATTTATCAGATGAGGCTAAAAACAAATTAGTAGGTGCGTTTGTAAAAATGTTTATAGGAGCATGGTTATATAACAAATTTAGTGAAGCAGTTGTTGGAAGAAAATCAGCATTTAGCCCTATTGATATAGCAAGTGAAGCCATTCAAGCAGTTCAAGGAGATTCTTCAACTTATGATAAAATGTCTTCTATATCAAAAAGTATAGTAGAAGAATTACCTTTTGTTGGTGGAATAATGGGTGGTGGAAGATTGCCTATTCAATCTGCTATACCTGATATTGGAAATACAGTAGAATCAATTACGCAATTAGGAGATTCTTCTAAAAGAAATAAGGCAATTAAAAATCTTACTACTGAGCTTTCTAAACCTATTTTTTATGTTGCAATGCCATTTGGTGGTGGACAATTGAAAAAGACGATAGAAGGGGCTTCTATGTATACTCATGATGTTGCTGGAAGTTATACCTCAACTGGAAAACTCAGATTTACTGCAAAAAAAGATCCATTATCTGTTGCACAGAGTTTATTATTTGGACAGTATTCTAGTAAGGAAGCAAGAGAATATTTTAATAATGGATATGCTCCTCTTACTGAAAAACAGACAAAAGAATTTAAAGAACTAGGAGTTAGTATGAACACCTCTAGACAATATAGAACTGATCTTGCTTCTTTAAAAGAAATTAAAAATGATAAAGATTCAAATGGTAAGATCGTTACAGGAAGTGGAACTGGTAAAAAAGCATATCAAATTATGAATAATGATAAATATACAGACAAAGAAAAGCAATATTTATTAAATAATATATCTTCTTCTGAAATTAAAACATCAATTAAAGATTTAAATAAAATAGCCAATAATGAAGATGTGTATAAACATTATTTTAGCCTTAGTAAAGATAATAAAAAGAAGTATTTAAACGCAATTGAAAAATATAATTTTGATTCTTATCAATTATATGATTATTCTCAGACTAAAAAGAAATATGAAGAACAGTATACTTCTTCAAAAGCAAAAGAAATGGTAATAGATTATTTAGTATCTTCAGATTTATCGAAGGATCAAAAAAAGTATCTTTATAATCAAGACTATGGTAGTAAAGAAAATGAAAAAATATTTGAAGCATTTAATATTGATATTGATAATTACTTAAATACCATGAAATACTCTAGTGAGTTAAAGTTTGATTATCAAGGAAACAAATACTCAGATTAAGATCGGAAGAGCACACGTCT